ATTGTAACTAGGGCTTGGGGCAGAAATGGTAACTCATGGTTAGTTAATTGGACAGAGATATTCGGTGATGTATTAGACTATTCAGATAGTGTTTGGGGTAGATTAACTGATTATATATTTCAAGATTGGTCACATGGTGCAGGTAAAGGTAAGACATTAAAAATATCAGCAGCTTCTATTGACTCCGGTGATGGAGCTACAGCTGAGTTAGTCTACCGTTGGGTATCTGAAATGAGTTTAAAACATAACCATATCTTTGCTTGTAAAGGTATTGGAGAGCTTAAATTCAATAGTTATGAAATCTTTAATGAACCTAATATGATGGAAATAGGTTCTTCTAGTCAGGAACGTAAAACATTAGCTCAGACTATGGGTGTTAATGTATTTCCTATGGGAGCCTATAGAGCGCATGAAGAAGTATTAAGACGTTTTAATTTAAAAGGTAATAGAGATAGACATTATCATTGTGAAACTATGTACGGTGGTTATGAAGAACAGATATTATCTTGTAGAAAAACCTTTGAAACAGATACTCAAAAAGGCGGATTTAAACTTATTTCAGGCAAACATAAAGAAGGTATTGACTGTGAGAAAATGGCTTTACACGCAGCTTATGCTATTCAGATTAGAAACTACACTAATATACATTGGGCCGCTCTTGAGCAGCACCTTCATGTTCAATCAGAAACATTTACATAACTATAGGAGTTACAAATGGCTAGAACAATAGCAGAAGTACAGGCAGACCTTACCACGGTAAATGCTGCTTTACAGAATTTAATAGAAGGTAAACGAATAACTCAGTTACGGCTTGGTTCTGGAGATTTTGCCAGACAATACCAATACCAAGAGATTACTTATGATGTTTTAAAAGCAGAACAAGCTGATTTAACTCAGGAACTAGCTATGTTACAGACTGAACCTCAAATGAAGTTCAGAACTATGTCTAACATCCCGCTTAACGTATCTAAATTTAGGGCTTAATAATGACACTACCATATGACTCAGAAGAGTTCTATTACCAGAAAGTTAGACAACAAGCTTTTGACGGAGCTGTTACTAACTATAGAATGGAACAAAAAGGTTTAGTTACAGGAGAATCTGACCTATTAGCTGCTCGGGAACTTAACTTATTATGGCAACGTAGTCATCATGCTATTAGAAATAATGGCTGGGCTAAAGTAGCTAAAACTAAAAACCTTATCAATCTAAATGCTCTTACTATTAAATGGAAAGATGCCAATGGTAAAGTTAATAAAAAGATGCAGGCACTTTGGGATGAATTCGCTAAAGACCCTAACTTAGATGGTTATGGTACTTTAGAGAATACTCAAGAAGCTTGGAATGGTGCAATGTTCGAGTCAGGAGAAGCTCTTTGCCGGATGTTAATTAAGAAACGTCAAGGACACACCATACCTTTAGTTATCCAGAACATTGAAGCAGAATATCTCGACCCTAACTTTACTAATGGAGACCCTAATACTACTAGAAATGGTATTAGATTTAATAACTCTAAACCAGAAACATATTTCTTTAGTAAAAAGAATCCCAACTTTAATATGTTCAATCTATATTCTTTAGAGAAAATAGAAGTACCTGCTGATGAGGTTTTACATATATTTGTTAGAGATAGACCCGGTCAATGGCGTGGAGTACCTACTTTAGCTTCTATTCTTTTACCACTTTATGAACTGGACGACCTTACCGATGCTACTGTTGCAAAGCAAAAAGCTGCTCAAGCTATTTCATGGGTTATTCGTAATACCAATCCTAGCGCTGCTGTTTCTGTTGGTTCTGCTCTTAACGCTGTTGACCCTAATGATATTGACCAAGCTACTGGTAAGCGTAGAGTGGTTACACAAGCATCTGGAGGTGGTGTACAGTACCTTAACAAAGGTGAAGATATAGCTTTCTACCAAGGCACAGATATTGGGGCGAACTTACCTGAACTTATTAAAGCTGAATTACATAAAATAGCACAAGCAGCTGGTTTAAGTTACGAAGTATTAACAGGAGACCTAACTGGTATTAGTTTCTCGGCTTTACAACAAGTATCTATTGATATGAAAACTAAAGCAGAGTTCATGTATAAGTTTTATCTTATCAACCTTGGTCTAGCACCGCTTTGTGCTAAATTTAAAGAACTTGCAATAATCTACGGTAGTAAGAGTTTCTCTAATCTAAATCCAGTATTCCAGTATCCTCGCAGATATGGTGTTAATGAATTAAAAGATACTCAAGCCGACTTACTAGAAGTACAATCTGGTTTCTCTACTTGGGAAAGTAAACTTGAAGAACGTAACCTATCAGTAGAAGAAATTACAGAAGATAAGAAACGTCAGAAAGAAGCTGGTGTTAGTTTTGAACCTGTAGTTAAAGATACTGGCCAAGATTCAAATATCGAAGCTAACTCTAACTCGGCTGGTATGTAGTTAATTTAGTAAGTAATCTTCAGATAGCCCTTGACAATCTACTAAAAAAAGAGTATAAAGGGCTATCATTTTTATAGGCGCGTCTTATGAATAGTCACAATTTAATCTTAACCAGACTGATTAACACGCCTTTGGCTATTAGTCAGGATAAGTTAGATATTATCACCTCACAAGTTAGTTTAAAGCTACTTGCTGGTGAGAAATTATCTGCTGGTGTAGCTATGCCTACTGAAAAAGCTGCTACAGCTACTGATAAAACTGCAATCATTGATGTCTTTGACAGTTTAGTTGCAAAAGGTGGTGCTGGTGAGTCTGGCTTTACATCCTATGAAGGTATTAAAAGTTCTACTCTTAGAGCTATTAATGATGGAGCTACTAAAGTAGGTTTCTATATTGATAGTCCAGGTGGTGAGGTTTCCGGCTTATTTGCACTAACTGACTTTATCAGTAACTTACCTTCTGTATATGGCGTAGAAACTTTTGCTTTTACCGATGGTTCTATGACTTCAGCGGCTTATGCTATCGGCTCTGCCACTCAGAAAGTTTATGCTACTGAAAGCTCAACCGTAGGTTCTATCGGGGTTATCATGTCCCTAGTAGATGTAACTAAAGCAGATGAAAAAGCCGGTTACAGTTATACAATTTTGCGTAGTAAAGAAGATAAAGCTCTTTATAACCCGCACGAAACTACTTCTAGTGCTGTTATTGACAAATACACAGCCATGTTACAAGAGTTAGACACAATGTTTAACAACGAAGTAGCTAAGAACAGACCTAACTTGTCCTTGGACAGTATTAACTCTATGAAGGCAGATGCTTTCTTAGGTAATAAAGCCCTTGAACTAGGTTTAATAGATGGAATCGTAACTTCAATGGATGAAGTACTTAATTTGAATGTTTCATTAACACAAAGAGGTGATGTTATGACACTAGAAGAGTTGAAAGCTCAACTAAGTGCTAAAGATACGGAGTTAGCTACGCTGCAAGCTAGTGTTACTAACGCTGTAAACGAAGCTGTTAAAGGTGAAAGAGCAAGATGTTTAGATATTTTAGCTGCTGGTCAAACTTTAAAAGTTTCTGCTGAGCAAGTTACTAAGCGTATTTCTGCTGGTACTGCTAAAGATGATGCTGTAGATATTTTTACCGCTATCGCTGAAGCCGTAGGTACTGCTACTGCAATTGATACCGCAACTGGTGCTGATGCTTCTGTTTCTAAAGAAACTGTAGTTGGTGCTAAAGAAGAACATAAAGTAGAAATTGATGGTCAAGCATTTTCAATGTCTGACATTATTGCTGCTGCTCAACAAATGAAAGGAGTTAAATAATGGCTGCTGAAACTTTTACCTATACACCTAAAAGACTTATTGCTGGCAATGACCCAGACGTAGTAACTAAACCATGTACTGTCCTTTTAGGTCAAAACTTGGCTCCAAACACTTTAGTAGAATCAGATGCTGCCGGTAAAATGAAAGCTCATGCTGGTGTTAATAAAGTAGCTGGTATCTTGATAAATGCTGTAGATGCTAGTGCTGCTGATAAAGCAGGTATTGTTTACATTGCAGGTGATTTCTTTGCTGACCAATTAGTTTTCCCAGCTGGTGCTAACACTAACTTGTTGAAACAAAAACTAGTTGAAGGCTCAATGATTGCCTTAACATTCTTGGAAACTGGAGAAGTATAATGGCTAGATTTGCTACACCTTATGAATTAAATGAAATTTACGGTACTTTAGAAGACCGTAACTACCCTACACCAACTGAATTGCAAAGTAACTTTGGTATCATGCAACCATTTGAAACTGAAACCATTAACTTGGATAAAGTTTCTCCTGATTTGCGTATCGGTGTATTTGTTGCTCCTGACGTTCAAGCTAAACCAACAGTAGCTCGTGGCTATGAAACTAAAGTATTCTATCCAGCTTACTGGAAAGATAAAACTACAGTTGACTTTAGAAACATCCGCGCTCGTAGAGTAGGTGAACAGATTTCTGTACCAACTTCTAATGCTGGTCGTATTGCACAAGCTTTGCAAGATAACATGGTTATTATGAAAGCTAAACGTGACCGTTTGTTAGAGTGGATTGCTTCTCAAATCTTGCTTTATGGTTCTTATGTTGCTACTTCTGACAGACATCCTTCTGTTTTAGTAGACTTGGAACCAAACATTGCTACTGATGCAGCTACTTTAAATGGTGGCCGTGCTAACCGTGCTAACTTGACTGCAACTGCTGTTACTTTACCTACTGGTTCTACTTTACCAGTTATTAATGATAACGGTGGCAACGGTAAACGTGCTTGGGGTTCTACTGGCGGTACTAATACTGTATCTCCTATTGCTGACTTGCAACAAATGTTGGATGCAGCTTGGGAACCTATTACCAAAATCTATATGTCAGATAACGCTTGGGAACAAGTTAAGAAAGATGCTTCTTTCTCTACAGTTATCAGCACTTTGATTACTACTACTTCTTCTTTCTTAGTTGACTTGTTACCACAACAACAATCTAAAGAAGGTTTGAAATTGCGTGGTACTATCGCTGGTGTGCCTATCTGGACATACAATGCAGCTTATCAAGGTAATACTTCTGCGGCTAGTTCTTTAACTAAGTTTATTCCTGATGGTTGGGTAGTTATGGTTCCTGCTTCTAACTTCGGTGTTCAAGCTTATGGTGCTATCCAACATGGTGCTGCTGACTTCGTAGCTAGTGAAATGTTCTGGAACTCTTGGGTAGAGGATGAGTTTGGTACTCCTTGGTTGCAAGGACAATCTGCTCCACTGTTCTTGCACAGCAAGATTAATTCCACAGTCAGTTGGAAAGTAATGTAATATAAGGAAGTCCCTATGGCATTTACAGCTTCTATTGAAGGACTAGACGAACTAAGAGAAAGACTTAGCTCTGGTACTATCGAGAAAAAGCTAGTGAAAGCCGTAGGGACAACTGCTTTACAGTTACATAATGTATTAAATAATCGAGTAAGTAAAACCTATGCTACTCGCAGAAGTTTGAACTCTGTTTTAAACTCACGAACTACTTCTGATTTTAAAAGAGGGGTCGGCTTTATAGAATTTGGCTTAGAGTATAACTTCATGCCAATTCTATTACAGGAATTTCCAGTAACTAAAACTCTAGTTCCTGCTAATTCTTCTTTCCTAGCTCCTAATAGATTTGGTTATAAAGAATTTCCAGCTATAAAAGGTAGATTAAAAAGAAAGAAACCTAATCAACAGTTAGCTGTTAGGGTTAAAAGAAACGGAAGCCCAACTACATTAGATAAAGCCTTCTATGGTGAATTACCAAGAGACAATAAAGTTTACCTAATGAAGCGTCATGTTAGTAATACTTGGATAGATGAGCCAAGTCCTACTAATTTAAAAGGTAAACGTGATTTAATGGGTATTCTATTCGGCCCTAGCTTATCTCAAATGGCTAATTCGGTTTATGAGAAAGACCCTTACTTAATCAAGTTTAGAGATACTTTTGCAGACCACGTTGTAAGGAACCTAGAACCATGGTAGAACCCATAGCAGAAACTTTAGAAATTTGCGGTACTAAGTTATATTTTGATAACTTTGAAATCTATGGTATTCCAGGTTTTCAAACACAAGTCTTATATAAAGGTGAAAGTACTCTTTACGAAGTAGAAAGACAGGAGTTTGCTTTCCAAGTATCTACTTTAGACTGTTATGAAAATTCTCTCATAGTAGATATGACTTTTTACATAGAAGATACTACTTATAGATATACCTTTAGCCTAGACAGACCCCCAATCCCAGATTTAACTGGCTGGTCAAAGTTAAATGTAATTTTTGTTTCCAAGGAAGCTTTATGATTGATGTTCAAGTACTGATAACAAAACTTAAAGCTGAAACTAATTACACGGTAGAACTTGCAAGAGTTAGAGAGCCTGAGTTACAGGAATTAGTTGATTTACCAATTATCTATATCGGCTATGCTAGTATAGATTCTAAGAATCCATCAGCTCCTATAGAACATACACTCTTTAACACTCATGGCGAGAACTTAGTACAAAGTTTTGATATTCAGATAGTTTGTAAAAGTCCAGACCTACCTACTATTTGGAAGACTATCTATACTAAGTTAATAACTTGGAACCCAGAACCATTAGAGCAATATCATTCTGGTTTTACTTATTCCCAAGGTGGTGTTATGGGTTTAGCTAACGGTAATCTCTGGTGGTTAGATAGATGGAAAATAGGTTTTCCAACACTTGAAGTAACTTTTTAATTAATGAGGTAATTATGGCTAGTGGCTATTATGGTGGTGGCAGCAACTACAAAGAAGAACCAGATACTAAGATTGGTTTAGAAAATGAAGTAGCTGTTCAAGTAGAACAAGTAATTGAACAAAAACCTGTAGTGGACTCTACAGCAACTAAAGAGGTAACAGAATAATGCCCTATGTAAAATTCCATGAAAAGAATATAGCTTTATTAGCAACTAAAGAAGTAACTGAAGGTACTTATGTAGCGCCTGTAGGTACTGACGCTGTTGCTGCTACTGCTATTGACGGTGGTATCACACGCGAAACTAATGCAATTACTTTCATCGGTGATTCTCTGTTCCGTGAAGAAACTACTTATTTAAAAGACGAATATGGTGATATTAATTTAAATACACCACAACAAGTATTAGGCGCTTTAAGTGGCTCTTTAGCTGCTGATGCGGCTCCTTTCTCAGAACTTTACCAAGCTTGTGGTGGTGCAGTTTCTGTATTCACAGCTGCTGTAGGTTCTTATCCAGCGGGTACAGTTATTGTTGATAATAACAGTACAAGTAACTCTACAATTTCTATTGACATTCGCAAATCATCTCCAGATGATGCGGCTAATGATAAGTTAGTTAAGATGTTAGGTTGTCGTGGTATGATGGATTTGACAACTAACATCAGCGAAGTACCTTCTTTAAAGTTTAACTTCAAAGGTGCTTTTACTGACCCAGCTACTGTAACTCGTGTTATCCCTGATTTCGTAAATCAAACATCACAGTTAGCTGCTGCTGTTAGAAAAGAAACTATCGTATCTACTTTAGTAGCTCCTATGACTGGTACTTTTACAGCTACAACTGGTGGTACACTCACATTAGCTGGTACTATTGGTAAGAAATTAGCTACTTTGTCTGCAAGTACTGCACTGACTCCAGCATTAACAGGTTCTGTTGCTGGTGATATTCGCTTTATCACAGTTGCAGGTGCTTCTGACGCTGCTTATAACGGTACTTTCTTAGCTACCATCATTGGCACAGGTACTGGCGCAGTATTACATTACCAAACTAAAGTTGCTATTGCTAGTGCGGCTCCTACAGGTACTATTACTTTAACAGTAGGCCCAATTGCTAAAACTTTCTCTTATGGTAACTGCTCAGCTCCTAACTTCTTTGGTTTTGACTTGACCCGTTATTTAACAGGTGCTGAAGAAGGTTTTGCTAAAGGTGCAACTCCTACTGACGTTACTGTTACCATGCTGGAAGATAAAGCAGGTACTACTAACTTTGACCCAGAAGCTAACATTGAACAGTTCTTTGGCGTTAAGATTAAATTTGGTACTGCCGCAGGTAAATATATCAGTTATGTATGGGATAGATTAGAACTTACCAATACTAAAGATACCAAAATTGGTACTTACTTTGGTAAAGACGTATCTATGAGAAATACAGGCAAAAGCTATATCATTTTCGAGTAATCTCCCTTCGGGAAGGTTGGAACATCTCCAATCTTCCCTCTTTTTAATTATTAGAGGACAATCTAATGGCCGTAAAATTATTTATTAAACTTCAAACTCCTACTATTGAACTTAAAGTATCTGCTAAAGATGCTGCGGGTAATAAAGACTCATTCACAGTAGGTTTCAAACGCTATGACTTAGCAACTGCTCAAGTGAAATTAGAGCAATTACAGAATATCTTTGAATCTGTTTCAAAAGAAACTACTTTAGATTCTAAAGAACTAAATACCTTTATCAAGAATGAAATTGTATTCTTGAAACAGATTAAACTGGATTTAGAAGACGAAAACGGCAACTCTAAAGAGTTATCTGTCGCAGATACTAGAACAGTTAAACCGAATGAAAGTCTGTGGGAGACAGCAGATGAATGTCTAGCCGTCCTCCTAGATATGTATCTGGGTTCTGCTCCTTACAGACTTTCTCTAATTACTGCCTTGCAGAAAGCTTTACTGAATAGCGATTATAGTGAAGCAGAAGTAAAAAACTAATAGAGGCTGGCGAGTACTTAGGAAAGATAGTTGAATTAGCAAAATATGAACAGGAAGTAGCAGTTAGTAATGCAAAGGTAAGTTCTTTACTAGCTGCTTTTCCTGGACTTACACAAGATACTACAGAAGTTGAGGAAGAAATCCATGAAGAAGATGTTTTTTATCTCTGGGAGACTAAAGAAGTTATCTTTAAGATTTACAAGATTGCTAGAAACTATTTATCTGAATACTATGCACTTGACTCAGCCATTCTTATAGAACTGATTAAAGAAAATAAAGTATCTATGGAAAGTGCTTTATCTGAAATACCGTATATTCATAGCGGATACCTTAACATTATCTTAGAAGAGAAAGAAAATGGCAGAACAGATACTGAAAGTTAAACTTGTTGCTGATGTGGGGCAATCTGAAGCGGCTTTAAAGCTGTTTACAGATTCGGCTAAAGATGCTGGAGTATCTATAGAAAAGGTCTTTAAAGCTGTTAATGTTGAAACAGATAAAATAGCTTATGATATTAAAGTAACTGCCGATGAACTGGATAAGTTAGATAAAGCTTTTAAGTCTGCTAAAGCAAAATTCTCAGAAGACGAGACTACTAAATTATCTAGTAGTTTTATTGAAGTTACTAAGAATATAGATGCTGAAGCTGCCAGAATTGCAAAAAGTCGTCAAAAAGGTTTTGAAGAAGACTTAGCTAAACGTACTACTAGGTTAAAAGAATCACTTAGCTTAGAACTAGCTTTAATCCGTGAAGGCGAAAATAGTATCACAGCTATTAAACTAGAGTCAGCTTCTAAACAAAGAAAACTTGAAGAAAAGTTACAAGAAGACCTAGCTGCTGTAAAGCAGAAGTTTATCGACCAAGATATAACTGCTGCTACTAAAAACACTTATATCAATAGACTATATGCTGATTATAAAGATGCTACTGTTAAGTTAAATGAATTAACTGATGAACGTATAGCTAAAGCAAAGCAAGAAGTAGCAGACTTTAATCTAGTAGAGAAGAAACTTGCTGAAACTTCTGCTAGACGAGTAAAACTTGTAGAAGATAGAGAGAAAGCTTTAACTGACATTCAAATAGCTGCTGCAAAAAAGTCTCAGGAAGTCCAAAATGCTTTAATCAAACAAACAGTAGATGCTTTAATAATAACAGATGATAAAGAATATAAAAGACTTCTAGCTGCTAGAAAAGCTAATGCAGAAGCTGCTTTTGGTGTTGGCGCACCACAAGCTAGTAGAGATGATAGGGGTTATGTACCTTTTTCTATGGGTACTGTTGGTGGTAAAAGAGAAGCAGAACAAGCAGTTTCTGATAATAGAGCGCAAACATTACAAGAAGCAGAAACTAGAGCTTTCTTAAATAGAAGAGCTAAAGCTAATAAAGAGTGGGCTGATAGTTTTAATACTGTCGTGACACCGGCCGTAGAAACTAATACTGGGGTATTAAAAAAGAATAAAGATGCTGTAGAGCAAGTAGGCAAGGCACATAAAAGTATGTTTGCTCATGTAGCAGAGGTAGTAGGTATTTATAGTGTCCTGAATACTACAATAAATCTAACAAAACAAGGTTTAATGGCTATTCCTCAAGCTGGTATAGCTATGCAACAAACTACCTCTACTTTAAGTGCTTTGTTTGGTACTATAAAAGCAGAAGACAATATAAAGTTTATTAGAGAACTTGCTAATACAGCTGGTCAGTCATTTAGTGATTTAGCAGAAGCTTATAGAAGATTTGCACCTTCTGCTGTTCTTGCTGGCGCTGCCCAAGAAGATGTAAATCAGGTATTTAAAGACTTTACAGAAACATCTACTGTATTGCATTTATCTACTGACCAAGTAAAATCTCTTTATTTAGCGTTAGAACAGATGTATGCTAAAACTACAATACAATCTGAAGAGATTAAGAAGCAGTTAGGTAACGTACTTCCTGGTGCGGTAGAAATTGGCGCTAAAGCTTGGGAAAACTATATAAATAAAGGAAAAGAAGGGGCAGCTAGAACTAAATTATCTGTAGCAGATTTTATGGAGGCTATGAGAAAGAATTTAGTTGCCTCTAAAAACTTTATCCCTGAATTTGCTGAAACTTATAAAAAGTTATTTGGTGGTGTTGATGATAGCGTTTTCATAGACGCTAGAACTAAACTATTATCTAACTTACAACGTATTAAAAATGAGTTGTTCTATATAGCATCTGATATGTTTGATATTACATCAGAAACTATGAATAAAGCTGTTAAACTTGCAGCTGACTTATTAACTTCTGTAAGACAGAATCTGGAAGGTGTTTTACAAGTAGTCACAGCTATAACAACAGTTATAGGTATTAATCTTGTAGCTTCTATAGCTAAGTTTGTTGCTAGTGTTGAAGGTATTACTAAAATTGGTCTTGTTATTGGAAGAGTATTTAATCCTTTAACTTTAGCAATTGCAGGAGCTACTGCTACACTTGGTGGATTGATGGAGGCTACTACTTCTGCCCAAGTTAAGTATGAAAAATTTACAGCGGCTTCTAAAGAACAAATAGCACAGTTAATGGCTACCTATGCTGCTCAAAAAGAAGGAGCGCAAGAAGCTGGCATGGAGTTAGAAAGACTTACTGAAAAATCAAAAAGTTTTTCTATAGATTATCAAGGAATACAAATAAGTTTTAGTTCTTTATTTGAAGGCCTGACCACTATGTTTAGTGAATGGTGGGATGAGGAGTTAGCTAGAAGTGCTAGAGACTGGGAGAAAATAAAAACATTAGCTTCTAAAGCATGGGATAGTATTGGAGAGTATATTAGAAAAATACTACCGTACTCTACAAGAGAATCTTTATCTGAAATGCAGGGTTATTTTCTTGACTTTGCTAGTTGGATAAATACTAATGTTATTAAACCAATTGCAGAAGATTTAGCTATTACTTTTGATGTAGTTCTTCAGAAAGCTAAAGTAGCACAAGCGGAGGCTAATGCTAAGATACAGAAAGAGAAACCTATTATATTTGCTGACCCTAATCTAGTTGGCGATGATACTGGTAATACCACTAAACCTCCCAAACCTACTGATGCTAATTTAAAACAAGCTGCTAATGAAAGATATAAAGCGGCTTTAGAAGAAATTAAAAATGCTTCTAAACAAATACAAGCTGACCTTACAGAAGCTCTAGGTAGTATAGATATTCTATATCAGCAAAACGCTATGTCTATTGAGACTTATTTCTCTCAAAAGATGCAGTTACAGGAAACTGATTTAGCTGTTCAGAAAGAGATGTTAAATCAAGAGTTACAATTAGCTTATGCTCAGAAAGATAAAGTTAAGATTCAAAAATTAAATGGTGAGTTAATTAAAGCTGAAACTGAGGCTAATAAACTTGCTACTAAAACTATTATTGAAAAGACTGATGCTACTAGAGCATACCAAGCAATGACTTTAGAAGGACAAGCTAAAGTACTCGCTTTCCAAGGTAGAGGTGGTGAAGCTGCTTTAGGTCAGTTTGATGTAGCTAATAGGGATAAGCTAGAAAAGTTTAAAATTGCCGGAGATACTGCTGCTCTTAGAAACTTAGAAATAGAAAGACAAAATGTTGCGTTAAAAGGTGCTATTGCTGATATAGATGAGAAACGAGCTTTGCAAGAAGCTGACTATCAAGCCGCTTTAGAAAGAACTAACATTCTTAAAAATACAGGAGCTATAGGTGAGTTTACTGCTTTACAACAGATAACTGCCGCTAATGAAGCTAGAATAGCATCTATGGAAGAAGCTGTTAGAATTAAAGAACTTGAAATAGCTAAGACTGAAGAACTTGTTGGTGTAGTAGACTTAAAAGAACGTAGTGCTTTAAAGAAACTAAGAGAAGAATTAGAGAATTTTAGACTTACATCGGATGCAGTAGCACAACATTTTGATAAAGTATTCTCAGATTCTTTTACTAATGCTTTCACAGGTTTTGCTAATGGTACTATGACAGCTAAACAAGCTTTCTCTAGTTTAATTACTTCTATGATTGGTGAGATTCAGAAGTTAATTGCTCAAGAAATGGCTAGTGCTGCTTTGAGAAGTGTTATCAAACCTTTAGCTAATTGGGCTATGTCTGGGATTGGGGATATGTTTAGTAGTGGTCAAAGTGCTGCTTTTACAGATACCTTTTCTAAATCTGGAACAGACTTCTGGGGGGCTGGTGCTACTAAAATATGGCCTAATGCTAATGGTGGTGTGTTTTCAGGCCCAGGTATCTCAGCTTACTCAGGTTCAATAGTATCTAAACCTACTATTTTCCCATTTGCTAAAGGTACTGGTTTAATGGGCGAAGCAGGGCCAGAAGCTATTTTACCTTTGACCAGAAATTCTAAAGGTAAACTCGGTGTAATTGCTGATAGTACTGGACAATCGGGCAGTAATGTGTATAATATAGCAGTTACTGTTCAAAGTTCTAAGGACGAAAAGCCCGCAGATACAGGACAGAAAATTGCAGAAGCTATGATGAGAACTATAGCTAAACAAGAAATCGGATTAGCAGCTAGACCAGGCAACTCACTTAATAGAACTACTAAATTTGGATAAGACATGACTACAACAGCTTTGCCTTTACCTAATAAAATAGCACTTTCAAGTGATAAGTCTGTTAGTTTCAGAGCCATCTCCTCCCAGTTTGGGGATGGTTATCAACAAATAGCACCTAATGGGATTAATAATAAGGTAGCTTCATGGAATGTTGAGTGGGGCGCTTTAACATTAACTGAAAGAAATACTGTAGAAACTGTATTAGATAGTGTTGGTTCTTGGGGAATACTAACTTGGACTCCTACTAATGAAACAGTACAATTGAAATTCAGAATCACTAATGAAGGATATTCCAGAAAAACTTTAAATAGAAATGGCGTATTTTCTATTTCTTGTAAGTTAGTTCAGGTCTTCGACATATGACTATTAATCAAGATGTTCTAAAATCAGAAGTTCCAGCATTAGTAGAGCTTTTTGAGATTGATTTAACTTCTACTAATGTTCCGGCTCTAGTTGGTAACGTGTTCAGAGTAGCTACTATGACTGACTCTACTGACCTAGCTAATATAAAAGCTGTTAGTTTTGGTGGGAATGACTACGTTCCGTACCCTATACAGATTTCTGAAGTATCTTTTTCTTCTGATGGTGCGCCTCCAAGACCAAAGTTAGTAATAGCTAATGTTAATAAGTATATTGGTCAGTTAGCTTTTGCCTACGGGGATATTATAGGTGCTACTGTTACTTATATTAGAACATTTACACCTTATTTGAATTCCTCTAGTAAAGTATCGCTGCCGCCATTGAAATACTTTATAGCTAAAAAGACTTCTCATAACAGAACTACACTATCCTTTGAGTTAAGGGATTTCAGAGATAAAGAAAGAGCTTTCCTTCCTAAACGGCAGATGTTAAAGAAAGACTTTCCTGGACTTGGGATTAATAAAAATGTCAGATAGAATAGAGTTGACTTTCAAACAGTCTGAGAAGATTAGAGAACATACCTTAAACTGTTATCCGCAGGAAATGTGTGGTTTCCTAACTGAAGATGATTTTATTCCTGTAAAGAATACTGCTGAGGAACCGGAAAAGTCATTTAGAATAGACAGTATAGACTATGCCAGAGGGTTTAGCAAAGCTATAGCGGTCGTTCATTCCCATACTAGAGCTTTAAAGAAACAGGAACTATTTGATTTAAGAACCCCTAGTTATACTGATTATGTTAATCAGAAGAAAACTGGTTTACCTTGGTTAATTGTCGGCTGCGAGAGTTTAACAGTTACAGACCCAATTCAGTTTCCAAGAGTTCCTAGTAATGAGTATATCGGTAGACCTTTTCAATGGTTTATCTATGATTGTTATAACTTAGTTCAGGACTTTTATAGGTTTGAACTTGATATTATTCTGAGAGATTCTCTAGTAGATAAAGATTATCAAGATATTAGGCACATGAATGATATATTTAGTGACTATTTCGAGGATTATGGGTTTAAAGAAATTCCTTTTGAGGAACTTACAGACGGTAATCTAGTTCTGTTAGACCACGGTGGCTTTACTTGTAATCATTTAGGTATCTATTGGAAAGGTCAGATTATTCATCAAGGTATGATTAGTGTATCAGTTCCTTTTGAAACTTTCTTAGGAAGAATAAATAAGGTATTAAAATATGTCGGCTAAACTAAATGTTGTTATTCTTTCAGGTGAAAATCCTGAGGTATTTGAATTGTTTGCTTCTAATATAAAAGAAGTAGTTAGTTTGTTACGCTTGCAGAAAGGTGATAGCTTTGCTGATGAATTGCTAAATAATAACTATAAGTTTGTATTAGCTGATTCTACTAGAGAAGATAGTTTTGTAGCTTTAGTACCTGAGGTTGTGTTTTCTAGTTTTGAAGGTTTTGATACTTTGTTGATTGTTCCTGAAGTAGATGGTGAACTACCTGCTGCTGCTGTAGGTTGGGCTGCTGGTGCTTTAATGACTGCTTCGGCTTCAGCTGGAGCCGCTGGAGGGGTTATGGCTTCTGTGGCTGCTTTTATGGCTACTTATGCTACAGCAATAACTATGGTACTTAATTTAGCTCTTAGCATTGGTTTAAATATGCTAATGTCTGCTTTGTCTCCTACTCCTGAATTCTCATCTGACCCTGCCGCAGCTCAGAACAAATCTAATTTATTTAATGGCGCACCTATAGTAAGAAACCAAGGTGGTAGTGTACCACTTATATTTGGTAATCCTTATTGTGGCGCAGTACTTATTTCATCTGGTGCATTTACAGAAGAGGTTACAGCATAATGGAAAACTTACCAGTAATTTATGGTGAAAAGAAAGGTGGTGGACATACTCCTGTAGAAGCTGCCGATACTTTATCCTCTAAACAGACAATGAGACTATTATTTGCCTTATCCGAAGGTCAAATAGATAGTGTCCAAGACATTTTAATAAATAGTGCGAGTATTAGTAACTATAGTTCTACTATAGACTACGAGGTTAGGCAAGGTACAGTTGACCAGACTGTTATTAAAGGTTTCTCTGAAGTAGAAGCCCCTTTAACTGGTGGTGGTGTCTTTCCAGTTGAGTTAAAAGCTGGTATTCAGCATATCTATTCACTTTTAGGTATGTATGATGCGGCTAGGGTTAATCTAACTATCCCTAGATTAATGCAAGTAACAGACCTAGGAGACCGAGTAGGTTACACAGTTACTTTATCTATTTACAAAAGACATCAACCATTTGACGATAGTCCAGGAAGTTGGCAATTAGCTAGTACTATTACTAAGAATGGTAAATGTACTAATCCTTATTCATGGGATGTAAGATTAGAAAAGCCAGCTACTACCGGAGAGCTAGATTCTTGGGGCATTATGATTGTCCGAGATTCTGCTGATGATTCGGATGATAGGCATTATAGCACTACAGCATTATCCGCTATAACTACTATAGTTGAGTCTAGTCTAACTTACCCACATACAGCTTTAGTTGGTGTTACTTTAAAGGATGCTGCCCAGTTTGGTGGTTCAATTCCTGAAATTAAGTTTAAAGTTAAAGGTATTAAATTACCTTTACCAGTTAATTATAACCCAACTACTAGAGCTTGTACTGGCGTATGGAATGGTGCATTTAAGTCAGTTAGAGAATATACTGATAACTTAGCTTGGATAACTTACTGGGTTCTACGAGAACATGGTTCTACTTTCTTAGACTCTGAATGGGGTTTAGAAATTGCTGCTAGTGATATTGATGTAGGTTCCTTTTACCTGTACGCCCAGTACTGTGACCAGTTAGTATCTGATGGTAAAGGTGGTCAAGAACCTAGATATACAGCGCACTTTCAGTTTATTGAAAGAGATAATGTTCCGACATTTTTAACCTATCTGTTGAACTTAGGTAATGCTAACTTCTCCTCTAATAGTCTAGGCCAGATTTCAATTATATGGGACGGTGCAGGTCAAAGCATTACTAAAGTAGTATCTAATGCTACTGT